AAATACTTTATTAGATAGAAACAGATATAGAGTACCCCAAGTAAACACTTCAGAATCTATTGCCTCTATTGGTTCAGGTTCAGTTAATATTCCTTATGTAGTTGAAGATCAAACCATAACTGGTTCAATAGATGTAGGTACAATTTCTGGAGGAAACGGAGGTTCAATGCCTGATTTATTTGGTCAAACTCAATCTTTTGATAGGTTTGTAAACATTACTCAAGTATGGTCAGGATCTACTCCTTCATTAACAGGCTCAGTTTCATTTGTTCAATCGTCTCAAATAGAATTTTATAATGGTGAATTAAGTGGATCTGTTATTGTAGCTGAAACTGGTGATTTAAGTGATTGTAATGTTGAATTATTAACGGTATATAATAATGCTTCTTTAGGTACAGTACAAGCAGCCGTTTCAACAGGATATGATGGTCCTACTTTAAAAATTCCTTATGATGTAAACATAGATAATGTTTATTATTTAACATTTTCTTATTCTAATTTAGATATAGGATTTGGAATAACAGTAGTAGATAACACAGGTAAAACATTTTTAACTATTAATAGAGGAGCACTTGATCCTTCCTCAGGAACTATTAATACCGTTCAAATTAGTAACCCTGAGTTTCCTTTAGGTTTCAAAACAACAGATACTATTGGGGGATGTTCTATTACTAATATTACTTTATTTGAATCATACATCGAACCTGATTGTTTAGTTGTAGCAAATGATGTTGGAGCAAATAGACCAAGTTCAAAATACATGGATGTTGATTTTAATGAAAGTCAAATATTGGCTATAAACCAACAAGTAATTTTAAGTGGAAGTGCAACAAAAGCAACAGTTCCTGATTCAAATTATTCTCCCGAAACAGGATTTGCAAATGCTAGATATTATGGTTCAGAATATACAGGACAATATAATTATACTGCTTCTTTTGCCTCTCAAAGTTTTCCTAGAGGTTATCCTATAGATAATTTTTCAAAATATTTTATGTATTTTGACTGGATTGGGGGATCTGATCCTCAATATCCTGGTGGAGGAAATATTCATGGAGTTTATTTAATTGATACTGATGCTAATGTTATTTCTTTAAGTGTAAATAACTATAATTTATTTATAACAGAAACAACTTTTGTTGGAGGACAAACAGCTTATATATACCCAGCAGTATATTCCTCAGGTAAACCTGTTGTAATAGCTACAAATATAGTTGATGGAGGAGCTTTATATGAAACTATTTTAGTAGTAACTGGAAGTGGATTAACTCAAATCCAAAGTCTTACAGACCAATCTTATAATCTAGTTTATGAAGTATATTTTACGGGAAGTAATAGTACATTAACAGATAGTGGTTCTACTTCCACCCCTGTAACCTCTGGAAGTTGGATATATGCTTTCACTAATCCTTCCTCTTCAAATGGAATAATCCAATCTTTTTATGTAGGATCTCCTGGGGTTAGTATTCGTAATACAGTCACAGATCAATTAATAAATCTTAATAGCTCACCTAACATCATAAACTATTCCGATACAATGTTTCCATTACAGTATGGAGATATGATACGATTTGGAACAACAGGTTCTTATAGTATAACAAATACTTCTTCTTTAGATGGAACCTTTACTGCTGGAGGATTATTTCAAATAGCTTCGATTATAACAGGATCTACAATGACTGTTTCAAGTAGTATTAATATAGTCCCTTCATTAACTGCTTTTCCTTTTTCTAATAATGCTATTAAAGCTAAAAATACTCAAAACTTTAGAATGATAAGAAGATCACCAAATGAATCTTTTGTACTAATACAAAACAAACCTCAATATTTAGATCCTGGATTCTTAGTTCCTTTTAATTTTGATCCTAGATATAATATCTATGACTTAGCCAGAAGAGCAGGAATAATTCAATAAAAAACAAACTTTAATATATTTATAACAAAATAAAAAATGGGATATTTAAATAATACCGTAGTAACAGTAGACGCCATTTTAACAGATACAGGTCGTCAATTACTAGCACAACAAAATGGTCAATTTAGAATTACACAATTTGCCTTAGCAGATGATGAAATTGATTACACACTTTACAACCCTAATCACCCATCAGGTTCTGCTTATTATGGACAAGCGATTGATAATATGCCTTTATTAGAGGCATTTCCTCAATCAACTCAAACCATGAAGTACAAATTAATTACTTTACCTCGTGGTACTGCTAAATTACCTATTTTGGATATTGGATATTCATCTATTTCTTTAACACAAGGTGCTTCATTAGCAATTCGCCCTCAAACATTAAATTATTTAGGTGGAAATACTTTCGAAACTTCAGGATATGCAGCTACTATTTCTGACATTAGAACAATGAAAACTTTTGAAGGTGTAGGTATTACCGATCCTGCAGTTACTGCTTTGAATTTAACCAATCAAACAACCACTTTAGGTACTTCAGTATCTAAAACTGTAATTGGTACTGTAATTAATTTAACAGCCACTACTGTAAATACATTGTTTGGTTCAAATAATTTCTTACAAGCAACTTTACAAATTGTTGGTAGAGATAGTGGAGCTCGTATAACTGTTCCTATTACCGTAACTAGATCATAATAAAAAATATATAAAACATGTCTTTTGTAAGATTACAACCCGATGATTTTGTAGTAAGCTCTGATGCTATCTCATCTATCTGTTGGACAACAGGTAGCCCAGCATTAAATTCTTTTTATACTTCCTCAACACAAGTCAATGGTAGTTCAGGAAACTACTATATAAATGTATTTGATACACCAACTACCTCCTCAGTTCAATTTGCAATTGCTTATGGTAATGCAAACGGAAGTGGTAGTGCCAATTATAACAATTTAGTAAATGGTAAATCACCTTCTGGTACAATTTATGGTCAGTGGCAAGATTTAGTAATTGGTGATGAAAACACAGATTTTGTATTTGGTAACATTACAGCATCCGAATTTTTTGCTTTACCAATTGAAAGAGCTTGTTATAAAGAATCTATTTTCTTAGGATCTTTAACATTAAGAATCTCAGGAAGTTCAGGATCAATTTCATTAACTGACAACAGTAGTTTATATGCTACAGGAAATGGATTAGCTGTTCAATTTGGTGCCGCTGGTAGAGTATTTCAATTAGTATCAGGTTCAACAGGAACTATCAATACAAGCTTAAATTCAAATGGTTATTCAGTTACATCTGGATCTTATGGTTGGTTATTACCAGATATTGGAGCTATTATTTTAAATCCTTTAGCATTAGCTCAACCTGCAGTTAGTGGAGGTATTGGTTTCCAATACAGTGGATCAGCAGTAGCAACTTCTGCCCCTAACGTTTCACCAAATACTTCATTATTTGCAGCTATTTCAGGATCAAAATATTTCCAATTAAATTCTCAAGAAACAATTACCTCTGATTTTGTATTTGTAAGACCAAGAAGCTCAGAATTTAATTATTCCGAAAACCCAAGCTTTATTTCAGGTTCAACAGGTGAAGTATTATATTCTAGCTTCATTAATAATCCTCAAACATACATTACAACAATTGGATTGTATAATGATTCGAATGAATTATTGGCTGTAGCTAAATTATCAAGACCTTTACCTAAAAACTTCACAAAAGAGGCTTTAGTAAGAGTTAAGTTAGATTTCTAATGAATGGGTGCTTACAAACAATTTTTAGCATCGGATATAGTAGTTACTCCGTTAACTGTAAATAAATCATTTACGTTTGCGGGGTCTGCTTTAACTGGTTCTAATGTTGGTATTGATAGATTATTAGGAAAAAATACTAGTTCTTTATTTAATCCATTATTTGATCCTACCACAGGTCAAAATGGTACTCAATATCAAAGTTTAGTTTATGATTCTATCCAAGAATTATATTACTCAAATTATCTACAAAATCCTTATGGCTCACCTACCAATACAGCTAGTTTAGTCCCTGGCTCAGATTCATCAGGAGATGTTTTAGTAGGTACAGGAGGTTCTCCTGGTTTATATGATAACTATCAACAATCCACTTTAACTTTTGGAAGATATTTTCCAACCTCTCAAGGAGCAACAATAGGTGTTTTATCAATTCCTGTAGGATTATACGGAAATTATATCCAACCAGGTTCATTTATTTGGTCAGCCGATAGTGGGTCTGTTTATGATGATGGACAGGGTAATTTATTATTTTCTGGTACAGATGATATTTGTGGAAATATATTTTATTCTCATGGAATTGCTGTAATCACAACTTGTAGTTTTGAGGGAACAGGAGTATATGGAACTGGAACTTATGGTTCAGCAGTTTATGGTTCTTCAAATAATGTTATATTAAATATGGTTACTTCTTCTAATGTAACTTGTTCATTTTCTTCTTCATTAACAATTTATGAAACTCAATATAAATGTACAGCAAGAGAAAATGAATTCAATTTTAGCCAAAACCCATCTATACTTTCAGGTTCAAGCAATGAATATCCTTATGATTTTGCAACTGGTTCTTATTTTACTCCTTATGTAACAACAATAGGACTTTATGATGAGGCACAAAATCTTTTAGCAGTAGGAAAATTATCCCAACCTTTACCTTTATCCCCAGTAACAGACACAACAATTTTAGTAAATATAGATAGATAATATGTGGTTATACAAAGAACAAGTTATAAATTCAATTGAGGATTTTCCTCAAGAAACATTTGGTTTTATTTATATAGTAACACACAAACCAAGTGGTAAATCTTACATTGGAAAGAAGGTATTATACCACAATGTAAAGAAAACTCTAACAAAAAAGGAACTAGCAGAACAAACAGGTCCGGGAAGAAAACCTACTAAAAAAGTAGTTACAAAAGAATCAGACTGGAAAACTTATTATGGCTCTGCTAAACCGATTTTAGAACTCATTAAGGATGGTAAACAAGAGGAATTTACTCGTGAGATTTTACAATTGGTTCCTAATAAAAAACTTCTGACTTACTACGAATGTAAGTTCTTATTTATAAACGGTGTATTAGAAAACCCTGAAGGATATTTTAACGATAACGTCCTTGGAAAATTTTTCACCAAAGACTTTGCTACGCAAGAATAGATTTGTATATTACTGTATATGCTCAATCAACCACTGATTGCTTTAGTAAATTCTGTTTTAGGAACTGGTAAACCAACAGCAAGAGGTAACTATGCTTATAGTTGTCCCTTCTGTAATCACCATAAACCTAAATTAGAAATTAACTTTACCGAAAATAAAAAGGGAGAGAATCCTTGGCATTGTTGGGCTTGTGATAAAAAAGGTAAAAAGGTAGCTCAAGTATTTAAACAAAAAACAGCATCACCT